TATCGACGGACTACAGCGATGCATTGCTGTATGGTTCTTTGGTAGAGGGTGCAATCTTTTTAAAAGAACCTGCTGACGTTATCGCACAGTTAGAAGGGCGTTTTAAGGAGGCGATAGCTAGAATGAAAAACACATCAGAAGGTCGTGGCACACGCGACGAGTATAGGTATGATTCAGTTCGCTCTAATGTGAGCTGATGAGTAGAATAGAATCTTTAGAGGGCAAAAGTATTGCTCTAGTCGGACTTGGTATATCGCAAGTTGATTTCGCAATAGGTTTACAAAACGGCAGAACATGGGACGAGGTTTGGTGCATCAACTCAGCTGCGTCAACATATCCATGCGATCGTATATTTATGCTAGATCCTGCAAGCAGATTTTTTGATACCGACGATGCAGGCAAACAAACTTCGGTTATGTGTAGAGTCCTAGAACAAACACAAACTCCTGTTTACACTTGCGAGCTAGATCCAAGAATTAACAATCCTGTTATGTATCCTGTCGAGGATGTATGTAACGCGACAAAATGCGCATATTTAAACAATACAGTGGCTTACGCTATTGCCTATGCTTTATACAATAAAGTGGGAAGACTTGATTTATTTGGCATTGATTTTTCATATAAAGAAAACATGCACTTTGCAGAGGCTGGCAGAGCTTGCGTTGAGTTTTGGATAAGTAAATGCATGAGTGAAGATATACTTATTGGCATCAGCGGTAGATCTACAGTATTAGATTCTAATGTGCCAGCAACAGAAAAACTGTATGGCTTCCATAGATTAGACAAACCATTAGTCGCAGTACCACACGAAGGTCGATTTATCATTGGTCCTTACGAGGATATAAACAAACAATTAGCTGAGTTTGGTTTAAAAATTGATGAGAATGTAGTGCCACCTGAGCCGTACAAAGGATGAGTGCAAAAAGCGATTTTGTTTTAGGGAAGGTTGGCGTGACAACAACCGAGGGTAGAGGTCATGATCCAGAGTTTTGGGCCGCTCAAGCAACAAAGAAAATATGCGATATTTCTGACAACGCTCCCGACCACATCAAACAACAGGCTTTGGCTTTTCAAAATCAAGTTTATACTGTAATCTTATATACTATAAAAAATGCAATAAAGTCG